TGATAATTCGTAGTATACATGAGGTTCTGCCTTAACCTGTAAATATACTTCATTCTTTTTTGATATAATCAAATGAGACATAACTCATAGGTTCACCTACAAGTATTTAGTTCATATTGTCAAACTGATGTTCTAAAATAAGTCTATAAAAATTATCTCTCATCGCAATTAAGTTTAGTTGTTCTTGTGGTTCTCCACCAGACCATTTTTGAACTGCTTGTTTAAGACCTTCATGAATGAGACGGATGCCATGAATATTTACTTCAATATTATAATAGTTTCCTTCTTCTTGGTCCATTAGTTAAAACCTGCTTGAAATTTATGCCAGTCTATTGAGTTTTTAATTTGGAAAGTTCTATTCGAAACTGTCTTGATAATCTCTTCTAAGAACTTGAGCATCACATCATAATAACGAATTTTGAGATCAATAGTATTTAACTTCTCATCGGCATCCATATACCTCTGTAATGCCTCTTTATCTCTAACTTTGTATGGGAATGGTTCTTCTGCATAAACCTCTGCTGTTGCCTTTCCTGTGTAGTAGTTATATCGTTCCAATTTTATACGATTATAAGTTCCTCTTGCCTTCTCTCTTAAAAGAGTGATGGTATTGTATAAAGTATAATATTTTGAATGAAGTTGTGGGACTTTTAATGATTCATCATGTAGATTATCAGGGTCGATTTGAGAATCTTTTTCCCACATCTCCTGAATTTGATCAAGGTTCATAGAGGTGTTCTGTTGTCAGCAGCTAATACATTGTAGATAGTATACTTGAAAGTAACCTCTGCTGTAAAGTAGTTGATGTCTGTATCACTGGCTTCAAATTCTAAAGAAGTCAAATAAATCGGAAATAGATCTCTGAATTTTACAATAGCAACATCTCTAAAGTTGCTATTTAAAATATGAAGACTTCCGTCACTAAACTGTTCTCTTAAATCTCTTACTCCACCATTACTTGTTGTTAAATCTTTAAACTCTTGTGTCGTCTCTGGAAAACCTAAACCTGTCATCCAATTATGAATTGCCATATAGTTGACCATATTCTCATCAACTAAAAATCTTAAAGAGAAATCACCATAAGTGAGTTTATCTCCAGGAAGATCAATATCCTTAAGATAAGTTGGTTGAAATGCTGTTCCTAAACTTATATTTGGAATACTAGCAGAGTTTGAAAAAAAATCAACCTTCGGTTCTTTTGCTAATGTAAATTTAAATCCAACAGGTGATAAAAAATTTCTATTTCCTATCTGCTTATCAAATGCCGTCGCCATTGTTTTATTTGTATTTAGATAAAAAAAGACCCCCCGAAGGAGGTCTGTGAGTGTGAATTCCCGTAGGAAAATATCACATCAAGTTTTGGACCTTAACCCTTCTGTAGTAACGGTTTGTGTTGGTCTGCAGTCTACCAGGATTGGTAACAGGAGCAGCACCTTCTGCGAAGGGGTTAGCAACAATACCGTAACGAGTCTTGAATCCGATCTTGGGCTGGAAGGTGTTCTCTCCAACTGCACGAACCATCTGAAGAGGAACGTAAGGGCAGTAGAACAGACCTGCATCATAAGGTGAAGAACCCTTATAACCAGCAACATAGTATTGTGCAGCTGCTTGGTTTGCAGAATAAGGATCGATATAGACCTTATACTTACCAGCAAGAACACCTGCGAAGGTGTTACCAGTGTCATCAACGTTCAAGTTTGCATTGAGTGCAGGGGTGTAATCAAGTACACCAGCCATGGTCAGTGCGGAAGCAACGTCTGCGGAACACAGAATCATGTTGCCCTTTCCTCTACGAGTTCTTTGTGCGATTGCGTTCGCATCTCTCTCGATTTGGAAAATAAGACCTTTGAACTTCTCAACAGACCAACGACCGTTGGAGTCAACGTCAAGGTCGAAAGTACCGGCAGTAGCAACGTTTGCTTGAGCACCGGGTTCAGCAACCTTATAGATGGTTCTGATAACTTCTCTATTGATTTCCGCAAGGATTTCAGTAGAGAGGATGTTGGCAAGTTCTGCCTCGGCATTCAAACCGTGGATTGCCTTGAGGTCTTGTGCCAGTTCCAGAGAATACTCTGCTTTCAGAGCACGGGACTTAGCAGTAACGGTGACTTTCTCAATCGAGAATGCCATCTCGTTGAAATCGATAGCACCACCGTCTCCAAGAGCTTCGGAGTTTGCCGTGGACATACCCTGACCGACATTATATCCGGTTTGGGTTTGAGCAGTTGGGCTCAGAAGTCCTGGATTAGTGCCACTCTGATTTCCAGTGGTTCCCAAACCAACGTTTGCTTCCTGACCAGCAACATAAGAGTTAGTGCCGTCAAAACCGAGTCCACTGTTAGAGAATCCGGTGTTTGCTTCGTCGAAGAGTGCTTCTGTACCACTTTGATTCGTGAAGCGTGAACGCATTGCGAAGATCAGTCCAGTAGGACCGTTCATCGGTTGAACGCCTGCAAGGTCATATGCGACCAGGTTAGGCATTGCGCGTCTGATCAATGAGATCAGAACGGGGTCGAAGTTAGCAACTCCGGAACCGGTTGAGTTTGTAGGTGCTTCTGAAAGGAACTCACGCTCCTCACTAAGCATTTTTTCTTGGTTCTCCAGAAGAACTGCGGTAACCATTCTCTTATGAGCATCATTGATGCCTCCAAGACCCTCATGGTTGAGGATAGGTGCCCACTTCTCCTGAAGGTGTTCAGCATTGAAACCTTGCATTTGAATTTACCTTGTTAAAAATTTTAGTTTGATTTATAATTAAAAAATCACTTTTGCGAAACTCTAGTCAGAGTATCGAGATATGATTCCATTAGACCAGTAACTGGTTGTGCAATGGATTCCGAACTCTCTGAAATACTCTCTGAATTGTCTCTTTGAGTACCAACATTTTCTGGGAAATAAGAATTTCTCAATGTTGCCAGTTTCTCACGATAGTTGTCTTCACTATCAAACTCAACATTTTCTGCAAGAGAAGCGAGTTTATCCTTCTGAGAAAGTGCTAGACCTTCGCAGACCTCGGAGAAGATTACATCAGCAACCGACTCGGCTAATCTTTGATTAAGAGCAATATTAGACTTAATTTGCTCGTTGAGTTTATATTCCATTTCATCTAATTTTTCTACCATTGCGGTAGTTACATCATATTTTTCTTCAGGGATGTTTACATAATGATCTTCAAAAAGACTTCTCATTCCAGTCAGGAATGATTCGGTCATTTCTGCCTTGAGACCTTGCTCAATTGCGAGTTGATTTTCAGTAATCCACTCTTCGGCAACATACTCAAGGTATGCATCAACTCTATCAGTCAGTTCTTCTTTAATAAGAGTAACTTCTTCTTCGAGAGTTGTTTCATATTGTGCTTTCAGTTCTTCTTGAACTTCGGCAACTTTTGTTTTGATAGCAGCTTCAAAAATAGTACGTGCTTTCTCTTGGAATTCTTCGGAAAGTTCTTCACCAGCAAGCAGTGCTTCAACATCTTCTTCGATGTTATACTCTGCTTCGATGACTTCTTCTTCAGATACAACTTCTTCTTCAGAAGTTTCTTCCTCGGAAACTACTTCTTCGGCAGATGCAGTGGTCTCTTCTTCTTCGACTACTTCACCTTCAACTTCCTCTTCTTCCTTCATACCACTAGGCATGGGTTCAGCAGGTTTAGCACCTCTATTCACAATGTCTTTGACAGTTGCGATTTTGGGTTCTGCGAGTTTAGCAGAGTTGTCGTCTACTTTATAGTTTTCTGGAGTAGGACCACCGAGATCTTCCCAATTGCCAGTTTGGCCTGGTGTGGATACACCGGAAGCATTGCTCCCTGCCTTTGACATTGGTTCAGATGCAGCAGCTCCTTTAGTTACTACGTTTTCCATTTCTTGTAAATTGCTACCAACGGACATTTGATTTTATTAGATTTTTATACTAATATATTTATTTATAATTTAAAGATTTGATAAGAATTCGTTGAACAAGTTTAACTTATGTTCTTCGAGAACTTTTTGGTCAACAAGAGTGTTAATTCTCTTCTGAGTTCTTTCTGCGAGTTGCTCACGAAGAATTCCTCCTTCCCAAACCCACTCTTTTCCTTCCATAATTCCTGATACAAATGCATCGGGTGCAGAAGGATCGGCAACGATATCAGCAGCAGTTGCTAACATGAAATCTTCACCAACAACTTTTATACCACCACGATCTTCTTTTAATGAACCAACACCACGAGAAGAAACTCCAAGCATCACACCTTCATCTAAAAGTGAAGATGCAATTTTACCCATAGGAGTATTAAGGATTTGTGCCTTACCTCTGAAATTACTACCCTCTTGAGTGAGTGAAGTAATCTTATGAGAAACACGATCAAGATTTACGGTAGGTCCATCGGGATGACCAAGTTCCCCAAGAGCACGTCCTTTTTGGACGAATGCTTCATTATATCTTTTTACTTCACGAGAAAGAGTCTCCATAGGATACATTCTTCCATTACGATTTTTGAGATTACCTTGTAGGAAAACTCCTTCAATATAAAGTTTCTTATTGGAACCTTTACCTTCAGTAATAATCTTTACGTTTGAAATTTCTTCTGTGATGAGTTTCATTTCTTTATCTTGCTATGGAGATGTTATGGGATTGTTATTTTCATCGTGACGTTGATATGTTCCTACACCAACTGGATTATTATTTTCATCGTGACGTTGATATGTTCCAGGAGTTCTTGGACTATTATCTGCATTACGAGCCTGATAATCTACATTAAAATTTTCATAGGTGACAGTTGACCAACCGGTAGTGCCTCCAAGATATGAAACAGTAGATACACCTGGTTGAGGAGAAACTGGGTTATTATTTTCGTCATGACGAATATATCCCATTATTCTTGATCCTCAGATTGTTGTTGGTCATCAAACATGGATGCGCCAACTGTTGGACGAATAGTATTAATACGTTCTGCTGCTTTTGCATACAAAACGTCTTTAATTCTGTCACTAATATCAGATGCCGATGAATCGGATCCAACTAAATTTACAATTTCTTCCATGAAAATTTAATATATGTATATTTTCTATTTATATCTCAGCAGCTTTACCGTCTACTTCAGTCATTCCACCATCAATTTCAGGTTCCATTGGAACATCACCCATCATTCCTTGTTCACCTTCTTGTGGTAATGGTTCTCCAGTTATTGGATCAACTGCATTCGGATCAGGAATAATTCCATCTTTGATTTCTTGTTCAATCTGCTCATCCATTTCAACCATTTCTCCATCAGTCTGACGAAGAACTTTACTACGAACCCAATGAGTTGAATAATACTTACCGATATAAGGTTCAATAGTTGCAAGAACACCAAGTCTCTCATTCAACATTTCTGTTTCTTTGAGTTCTGCAAACTGATTGTCATACAAGAAATCATATTGAATATGATCACTAATTCTATCCCAGTCTTCTATAGAAACAATGTTCTTAAGAATGAGTTGTGTCTTCAACATATCATTGAACATTTGAGCAAATCTCTTTCTCAAACGACCAACAAACTTGGCAAACTTAAGTTCATCTCTTAAGATTTCTGAAGAACGACCAAGATTAAATCCACCATCGGCAGCAATTCTTGATTCTGGAACTCCAAGTGCTCTATAAAGTTTCTTTTGGAAATACTCAATATCAGCAAGTTCTCCTAAGTTCTGTCCACCAGGAAGAGTTGTGATTTCAGTTCCTCTACCACCTTCTCTTCTAGGAAGCCAGAAGTCTTCCATCATACTCATAAATTTACGATCATCACGAACTTCACCTGTATTTGCATCATATACAAGTTTGTTACGATAACGATTCATAACATCACGAAGATATTGTTCTGCCTTTACCTTAGGAAGATTGCCAACATCAATATAAAAAATACGACGTTCTGGTGCTCTGGATAATCTATAGATTACCAAAGAATCCTCAATCATTCTCAGTTGATTGAGTGCTTTGATTGCTTTGTGAAGATATGAAAGAACATTTCCTTTATTTCTATCTACAAGACCTGAAGTACAATATGTAATTGCATCCTTTGCAATTTTAGTTCCTTTATTTCCACCACCACCAGTTAGGTTTCCAGTTGGGTAGGTTGGTTTAGGAGTGTATACAAAGTACTCTTCAATTTCTGGAGCAATACCATTTTTCTGTTCATCACGACCAGCAATATTTGGTCCAATAAGATTTTTATCTTGTTTCTTTTCTTGGCGGACAAACCGCATCTTCATTGGATCAATATACCTCAGTTCCTTAATTCCTTCCTGAGGATTTTTGAGGTCAATTACCTTATGATAATAAAGTCTTCCATCAACATACCAATTTCTAAAAATTTCATGTGACTTCTTATCAAAGTCTAAAATTTCTTTAATATACTTAAATTCTTGTCTAATTGCCTTCTTTAAATTATCTGTGGCATTTAAATTGGACAATTCAATTTCAATTGGAGAATCGTAAAGATCACTCACAATTGCTTCATTTACAACATCTTCGATGGCACCATCCGCTTCTGGATGTAGTGACATCTCTCTGTATCTTTTGATTAAATCAAACTCTGTTCTATACTGTCCTTCAATATCTACATACGAACCATAAAATCCAC